CGAAGGCGGAGACTACAACGCCGTCGAACCGGCGTGGGGCTACATCCAGATCGGCAAAGCCAAGCTGACCGCCTACACCGAAGTCCCGGAAGAATTCGAGAAGCTCGCGCCGGAAATGTACCTTCCGGAAATCAAGCGAAATCTCGAGATCTCGCTCAAGAGAAAACTCGCGCTCGAGATCCTCAAGGGCGCCGGCACGACGAACACCATCACCGGCATTCTGACCGCCGCCTACGCGACGGCGATTGAAACGTCGAAGGACCTCGAACTGTCGACCATCGATGACACCACCCTCGACAAGATCATCTTCGCCTATGGCGGATCCGAAGACATCGCGGACGGCGTTCTCATTCTGAGCAAGACCGACCTCCTCGCGTTCGCCAACGTCAAGGGCACCAACGAAAAGAAGAAATGCTACGACATCGACTACAAGGCGAAGACGATCAACGGCATCCCCTACGTGATCAACTCCAACATCACGGCTCTGTCGGCGGCCGCGGCCAGTGCCTACAGCATGGTCTACGGGTCTCTGGCCAACTACGAGTTGACCGTGTTCAGCGCACTGGACGTCCAGAAATCGACGGACTACAAGTTCAAGCAGGGTCAGATTGCGTACAAAGTCTCCGGCTTCTTCGGCGGCAACGTCGTGACCTGGAACGGCTTCGTTCGCATCAAGAAACCCGCCGCCTGAGTCGTCCCAGATCACATGAAGTAAAATTGATGAAGAAACGGAGGCAAGAACGATGGCTGATAAAGTCTTGACCGTTGACCAAGTCCGGAAGGCACTCTCGGTCGATGATGATTTCGATTCTACAGAACTGGATCGCTATGCGTCTCTTGCCTCCGCTTTCGTCAAACAAAAAACCAGATACAATTTCGCTACGGACACCGTGGTACATCCGCTCGCTGTTCAGCTGGCAACGCTCTATTGCCGTCAGCAGTACTACAACGGCGCCGGCGACTACAACAAGGACCACGACTACACCATTGGCATCAGCAGCCTGATCATCGATCTGCAGTGTGTCGCAGATTCGAAAAAGGCAGCGAAAGTCGTCTACGATCTCATCGCATTAATTCCCGGTACAGTGACCCTGAGCGATGAACCAAAGATTGTCGCCGCGCGAACAGCCTATGACCAGTTGTTCGATCAGGATCTCGAATACGTTTCGAACTACTCCACTCTTGTAGCGGCCGAAGCGGCTCTTCTGGTCTTGAGGTAATACCATGAAGCCACCCGTGAACGATTTTTCGATCAAAGACACACTGATTCGCATCTTTTCCCTCACGATGGAGAGCACCGATTCTGGTAATGTGTCCATCAAGAAATACCACCATCCCGAAGGATCCACAGTGCATTCATATGTCCGTCAGTTGAGTTCATCGGAGACATCCTATGGGAATGCCAATCAAGACGGATCTGCGTACCTTTTCGTTATCTATCGACGATCGGTGACGTCGGACATGTACATCGAGGTTGTAACCGGTCCGCTGTTTGGCCGAACCTTTCAAGTCGACGGCCCTGATGGTTTTGAGTTGCGCAGCAAGGAACTCCGAATCTACGCACACCAGATTCAACCGGTGACCTACACCGCGATCGAATACGGGGGGTGGCTGCAATGATAGGAACTGTTCAAGCTTGGCAGTCCGCATGTAATCTCATCCCCGACATTTTGCAGAATGATGTCGGTCTCACGAACGGAATCAAGCTATCCCCGTCAGAACGCCTGAGCGCTCCGGGGATTATGTTTTGGGAGTTGCGAGTGGTCGATCAAGAGTGCGGGAAGAAACCAACCTACGTCACCTGGAGATCGGATCGGAGCACTCCCACGGATTACGCTGATGGCTCCCCCCTTCAGCGCGCCGTCTCTGGTCGCATTGAAATATTCTCAAACAACTCTCGAACCGATTCATCGATGATCCTTCTCCTTGCCTCCATCGACGACAAGTTTACCGACAAGCAATGGGCAGTCGAATTTGTCACCTACGAGTTCGATGAAAAGATCGGTCGATTCCATTATGTTTTCGAAGTCCTGACTATCATCACCGGTTGACGCGATGCTGAATGCTGGCAACGTTTCTCTCGAGGTCCAATTACACCAAATCATAGCCGAGTATCGAGATGAGGTCGCAGCCGATGTCGAAGCGGGATTGACAGAAGCGAGTCAACTCCTCGTCAGTCGATTACTGGCGGCAAGTCCGCGCTCGGATCGCCCGGATATGCCGCACCTACAGGACAACTGGGATCGCAAGCTGGAGTACAAAGGTGTACGTTACGTCGGCAACACAAAAACCGTACCCCGTCCGAAGTTGTTCTCTTCGCATAAAGGCGGAATTCCGCTGAGCTCACTGCTTGAATTCAGCTCCAAAGGTCACCCTTTCATTCAACGAACATTCGATGCTTCACACGAAGAATTAACCGCACTCATCGTGCGGAAAATAGGAGGCTAAACCATGCTTTTGGAACTCAACTGCAAAAACCTGAAGTACGCGGTCAAGGGCACCCTGGGAGCCTATGGAACACCCAAGGTCTGGACTGGTCTCAAGTCCATCTCCCTCGAACCCAACTACGAGGAAAAAGAAGTATACGCTGATGGCGATCTCGTGACCGTGCTCGTCAACGACAAGGGATACACCGGCGAAGTCGTCGTCACGGACAAAGCGGACGATTTCGAGAAGGACCTCGGGTTCCGGGAAGAACTTGCCGGAGCTTTGGCCGACGTCCAGCAACTCGACCGGAAAGAAGTCGCAATCTACCTCGAGATCGACAACCAATCCGATGCCGGCATCGCGTCCACGAACAAGGTGTGGCTCCTCGGTGTTTTCGTGAGCCGTGCAAATGACAAGGTGCAGCAGCGCGAAAGCTCTCCGGTGACCAACGACGTCACCTACAAGATTCGCGTCAGCGGCGATCTCAAGATGACTGCGGATGGATCCGCGGTCTATGTGAATGCGAACGGCGTCAGCCAGCGTGCTTCCAAACTGACCGCCCGCCCGAGTCACACGGGATACGCGACGTTCGGTAACACCGTTCCCACGCCCAAAGTCGCCGCCTAAGGATGAGATGTCATGATCGTCATCCTTCAAATCGCCAACGCTACATGGAATGAGAAGAAACAGGTCCGGGAGGTCACGTACGACGATTTCCCGGTCCAAATCGATACATCGTTGAGAGCTCACATGAAGTGGGAGCGTGAGTTCGAACCTACGATGAATTGCACGCTCGTAGAATACTATGATCGCGTCCACGAGTGGATAAAGAATGAGGCGACGGCCAAGGCGAAATTCCTTAGTCTCGTCAAGTTGCTTTACTGCTATGTGAGCTCCGAAAAACTGCCGACATTCGACGATTTCATGAGCCTTTTCGAGCCGGAAACCCGATCATACAATCTCGAAAAGATACGCGTCGTCATCGTGGCTGTGGGGAAGATTGTCCCAAAAAACTGACCGCGCGCATCGAGCGTCTGAGAGAGTTATCGCTGCAGATACCGAGCGGTGATGGCAAAGGAACCGGTGCGCCACAGGTATTCGTCACTCTGGAAAAAGCGATCAAGTATGGAATCCCGTATGATCTCATCACGGATCTGAATTATCTCGAACTGGTCTACATGGTGATCGACAAAGATATCGAACTCATGGAGAACTACATCGAGCGGCAAAAACAGGAACAAGATCGGGCTCGTGGCGTCCACCGTCGCAAGGCAACCCCGCAAGAAACGAATCGGATGTTAGGTGGAGACGACTAGGAGGGGTGGCTATGGCGAATACCATTAAAGGCTTGACTATCGAATTGCGCGCCGAGATGAAGAAATTCAATCAAGACATGCGCACTGCTGACAAGTCGATTGGGAATACCCAGAAGCAGGTGGACACCCTTGCTAAGTCTCTACGTCTCGAATGGAACACGGATCGATTCGCTCAAGCGCAGAAGTTGGCTCAGTCAGCAATCAAGCAAACCGAAGACAAAGCAAAAGCCCTGAGAGACGAAATGTCGAAACTGAACAGCATGGGGCTGTCAGTCGATTCAGATCAGTACAAGTACCTTCAAACCGAAATCCTCAAGACGGAAACAAGAGTCGTCGAACTCAAAGCCAAACTGCAACAACTCAGGGATCTCCGGATTGACGAATTGGCAGGACGATTCGAGAAACTCGGATCATCCATCACCGGAGTCGGATCACAACTACGCGCATTGTCTACCACGGCCGCTGCCATTCTCGCGGCTTTTGTCGCAGTAGGATCCGGAGCAGTCAATACGGCTGACGATCTTAAAACGATGGCTGACCAATTGAACCTGGCATCGGTCGAATTGGAACGCTGGCAGTACATCGCCATGCAATCTGACGTCACTGACACCGAACTGCAGGCCGGTCTTCAAAAGATTCAAGTCGCATTGGCTGACTTAGCAACTGGAACCACCTCGGGGGCTACTGACGCCCTTCAGGCACTCAATCTATCTTCTGAACAAGCCGCCCTTGGCATGTCGGAAAACTTTGACCTCGTTATTGAACGTCTCGCCGCGATCGATGATGAGACTCTTCAAGCGGCGCTAGCAAATGAAATATTTGGGGACAAAATGGGAGCAAAGATGATTCCGATGCTCCAGCAGGGCGGGGCAGGACTCGCTGCCCTATCTGCAGAATTTGAAACCTTCAACTATATGACCGATCAAGAGGTCAATGCATTATCTGAATTCGACAACGTCATCAACAAGATCAAGTATCAATTCGAGTCGATGAAGAATCAGCTTGGAGTCGCGTTATTGCCCATCATGCGCGAATTGGCTAGCATTGTCCAAGAGAAGATCATCCCCGCAGTGCAGAGGATGATCGATTGGTTTTCCGAGCTCACCGTCAGTCAGCAAAAGACGATTCTGCAGATCACGGCCATGGTGGCCGCCTTGGCTCCTGTGCTCCTGATTGTTGGAAAGTTGACATCAGGTATCGGTTCGGTCATCCGCACGGTCAGTTCGCTTTCTGGGGTGTTCTCTGCTCTTGCAGCTCATCCGATCATCGCTGTTCTGGGAGCGATTGCGGCGATTCTCGTGTATCTGTACAACACGAATGAAGAGTTCAAAGCGAGCATCAACGGCCTGCTACAAACGCTCGGATCAGCTCTGCAACCCATCCTTGTTCAGCTGGGTCAAGTGTTCAACCAAGTTGCACAGATCATGGGGATTATCATTCGTCAAGTTGCGGATGTACTCGGCCCAGTATTCACGGCGTTGGTTCCGATCATTGGCACCGTCCTGACCGCGTTTTCTCCCCTCGTTAGCATGTTGCTTGACGCATTAATTCCGATTTTGGTAGCCATCGGGCCGGCTCTCGAGGCGATTTTCTCTATCATTAACCCGATAATCAAGACCATTCTGTCGATCGTCATTCCGGCGATCTCATGGGTTGTCGACCTCATGGGGGGATTGATCAGCACGATGCTTGATCGCTTCGCTCCCGTGATCGAATTCGTCGGAGCAGTCTTCACGTCTGTGTTCTCGGCGATTCCGGAAATGATTGCGACTGTCCTCCAGGGGATTGAAGACTTCGTCAATGGCGCGATCGATCTCCTGAACAATCTGATTAGCGGATTGAACAAGGTCGGCGAAGTTCTGGGATTTACCGTGAAAGAGATCGAGCATGTCACCATTACCGGCGAGATCAAGACGCAACAGACCGCGATCAATACACCGCAAGCACCGATTACAGGACAAGCAGTCACAAGCACGTCGGTTCAGGCGGCAGCGTCGGCGGCCACGTCGCACATTCCTTCATCGGTTACAACGATCACGACAAACGACAACTCGGTACGTTCTGTCAACATTGAGCACGTGGAGATCAAGAACTATGGCGCGGAACTGGGAGAAGAAGCAATCGCAGATCTGGTCAATCAGATTAACGTCAGGCTTGCGGGGTCTATGTAATGAGAAAATTCCTCCTGTGGAACTCCGCCAAAACATCATCCCATGACTTCGACGTCTACAAGTCAATCATCTCCGAGGTTTCCGGACTTGGGACCGACTTTGAAGTCACAACCACCAACAAGCGAGTAACCGGGTTCGAACGAAAGTACGATGATGTCATCCTGATGATCAATTTCGGAGTGGGTGGAAACGCCTATGGTGCATTCAAGGACCTGACGGATTTCATCGCTCTGAACGGCACCCAAAAGTTCATCCTAGAGTACCGCATGGGCACCAGAATCCTCTACTGCGACGTTTGGATCAAGGGGCTAACAAAGAGCCAGATCACAGCCGGTGGCGTTCTGGTTGAGCGTCTGACGCTCCACCGATCGACTAGTTGGTACACCATCCAGGATGGCAGTATTCCAACTTATCCGAGCGGAATCGGGATCGAAAACAGCACCTTCGAATCGGCCCCGATCAACTTCACGATCACCTCTCCAACGACCGGACAGACCGAACTTCAGTTGAAGCAAGGGACGACCATCATCGGAAGAATCAGCATCACGATCAACGCCAACGAAACCATCTCGATCCTGTCGGACGAAAAGAAGATCACGATCACTCTTGGCGGTGTTGTTTCGAACGGATACAACCGCATCTATCGGCTCTGGGACTCGTTCATGTTCGCGCCACAAGGCACATACACCCTGGTTGCCACAATTGTCCCGGCGACGGGAACGGTGCAGTATAGCGTCAAGAAATGGGTCTTGGGATAATGTACACCGCCATATATTCGTACATCTCCGACAACGGGATCCGCCGTCACCTTGGCAACATCACCGACGTCGATGTCACAAGAAGCGATAGAACCTACGATATGGGATCCATTATCGTATCCGGATATTGCGACTTCGATATGAAAGATGCGATGATCTACGTCATCTGCAGCGATCGCGGGACTCAGCAGGAGAACGGCGCCGGGTTTGTGAAGAATGTCAAAGTGAGTTCGGTCTCAGGCGATTACCGCGTCGAATTCGTCGGTGAAGACCTGAAGCGTATATACGACACCGATATTATCCTCGATTTTACGGGCAACGACACAGCCGATTTCTTGCTAGATTTCATCTTCTCGAGCGTGACGGCCAAAATCGCAACCGACCGGGATCCGCTCATCACGAAGGTTCGGATGGAGTTCGATATCCCGATCGACGTCACTGATACGACCGTCATCGCCGACTATACCGGAAAGTCATTGACCGTCAATGCGGCCGACTTCCTCAAGGTCTACCTGGCGTACTACCGATACTTCATCAAGCCGGCATACAATCCGACAACCGACACCATCACCTCGTATTTCATCAAGGCTTCCGCAACACCTGTCAGCATCTCCCTCCGCGATTTCATTCACGAACGGTCGTCGGCAGATATCAAGGTGAACAAGGTTGTTGCGACCGTTGCATTCGAACCGGAGGAAGTCGCTCCGACTTGGCTTGATGCACTCGCAGCGGACTACGACACTGCGTACAACAACCGTGCGATTTTGAGAGGCATCGAACCACCCGATCCTACGGGATACAATCCCTCATTCGTGATCAAGCTTGTGTCGAGTTTCTACTACTTTGGGATATCGATCGGGACATACAATGCGGTATCGGGAAACAAGCTTGAACGTTTCATTGACACCTTGATCGATCCGACACAGGCACCAACTCAGGCAGAAGCAGAGGCGCTCCTGGGGCTCGCTGACAACTGGAACTACATGGATAAATTCAAGGTGTGTTACAGAAACCAGGACAGCGGGTATATTTACTATAACTATCCACGGTGCCTCGCTATCGTTGCTGGAGTGATCTCGTATCACAAGCTGAGCCAGATCACCTACATCCCGCGTCCTGATCTTCCTGAAGTGATCTATACCTTGGGGAAAGACAACGAAATTTATCAGGGGTACGCTCCCGAGGACAAGCGGTTCTATCCAATTGTCGCAAAGATCTTCGAAGCTGAATACCTGTCGAAAGCCCAAGTCAACGCCGTTTATGAACTGGTCTCGAACCGCTACATTGAAAATATCATCATCGACTCCAGTATACTCTGTGCCCCGCTGGATCTCGGCGCTCTCGAACTCTTGACGATGATCCGCATCTATGACAGTCAGGGTGCATACAAAGACCTTCCAATCTCGGAACGCAACTTCAAAATCGACTCGAATTCCACCAAGGTCACGATTAAACTCGGGTTCAAACGGACGCTGCTCACCGAGATCATCAAGAGCGAGAACCCGACAAGGCGAGCTGTCCGCGACTCTGGCGGATCCGGATCTGGAACACACGTTTTCGTTCAGAAATTCCCGATCTGGGAAGGCACTAATGCACCGGATCCGGATGCGTATGATACATGGTTTCATCCAATCGAGGAGGAATGAGGGATGCTGGTACTCAAGAACTACAAAGTGCTCGAAGGGGGTCTTGAAGACTTCCAGGCCATTCAGATCATTGACACAGGTGAAGTATTCGCCGAATTGCCGATCTGCGCCGTTGAATTCGGAAAGAAGCTCAAGCGACCGCTTCTCTATACGGTCGCTGGCAAGCCGGCCATGGCCGTTGAATACGATTGGCTTATGATCGAGTTGTCCAGACTGCGCAAATTCTGCCTGACGATCAATCCCGAAACTGGAAAGCTTAGCGAGGTGCCCCCGGAGCAGGCATTGTTCGTCCAGTGGATGCCTCCGGACACGAACCTCGACGAGTTGATCATCGATCGCGGGAACATCGTCCGCGTTCGCGTCATCGAAAAAAGTATGAAGGAGGCCAGTTAACATGGCAAAACACACAGTATACGAACGCTGGGACGGGTCGGTCTGGCAACAGTACTATTTCAAGACCAACGCGGATATCATCGAAGAATCGTCAACCAAGAAGGTCATGACGGCAGCTGAACGCACCGCGATCAGCGATTATCTGGCGACATTCAACGCCGCCAACAAACTCCTGAAACTCGACGCTTCGGCCCTCATTCCGGTGGCGTTGATTCCGGATATCTCCGCAACCTACCTCCTGAAGGCAAACCCGAGTTTCACCGGCAACCTGACCGGAGCGGCTGCATCGAAAGTGTACGGACCTCTGGGCGTTGGGTTCAACGCGACGAACCTGATCATGCCAAACGGGGCTACCGATGGATTCATCTTCAAGTTCGGCAACGTCGACATTCTTGAGTTCTCGCAACTCGCCCACTTCGACTTCAAGGGCTACCGCATGACGAATATCGCCGACCCGATCGATCCGCAGGATGCCGTCCCCAAGTCGTGGGTCGAAGAGCTCGTGTCAGTGGGCGCTCATCCCGCTGCAGGTGGTCCGGTACAGGCCGCGTCGACGGGTAACTATGCAACTTTCCCATCGACCGGACCGGTTGTCATCGATGGTGTATCATTCCTCGCATCGGACCTAACGACGATTCGCGTTCTCGTGAAGAACCAGTCAACCGCATCACAAAATGGTATCTACATCGTCAACCGCGAGTCGGGAAACGTCGTAACCTGGAACAAAGTGACCGCCGATTCGACCCAGGGCAACTTGGTCTTCGTCGAGTATGGAGCAACACAAAACGACTGGCTCTACCACAATTCGAACGGTACGTCCTGGGCTCCGTTCTCCAAAGTCGATACCGTCGTCGGCGACGAGGTCTCGATTACGAAATCCGGGCAGACATTCTCGATCAAAGCGGGTGGTGTCTCAAACGCTATGCTGGGCGGATCGATCGCTTCGTCGAAACTCGCTAGCGAAGCCTCGGCCGAAGCGACCGCCTATGCGTCCATGGTCGCTGCCGGAACTGCAACGCCTCTGGCCACGCGTATCTCCGACATTCTGTCGGCCATCAAACTACTGCGCGGCGTCGCCAACTTCAAGACGGACAACACCGAAACGATCAACGACGCCTATGTCCGCATCAATCGCCTGGTTCCCCAGGATGGCGGATGCCGTGCGAAAGCACTCATGACTACCAACGTCGCATCACTGTCCGGTCCGCAGACCATCGATGGCGTCTCGTGCGTCGCCGGCGACATCGTGGTTCTGGTCGGACAGACGACCGCCGCCGATAACGGCGTGTACATGATCGCGGCCGGCGTCTGGGTGAAACTGGATACACTCCTCGTCAACTGTTTCTACGTCGCCAACCAGGGCACCGCAAACGCCAACAAAGTTTATCGTGGAACGTCGACGACCGCCGCAACGCTTCTGTACAACGGCTCCGCCAACATTCCGGTTGGGTTGGGAATCTTCTCCTACGTCTGAACCTAGAGGTGTACCATGAGCATCCAAGTCATATATGAACGATGGGATGGATCTCAATGGGTTCAATACCTCTTTAAGCCGGCCGACCACGATCATGACGCGGATTACTACACGAAGGCGATAGCTGACGGACGCTTCGAACCGAAGGCAAATGGTAGATGCGTCTATTATATCGAAGGCACCGGATCAGTAGATGGGACGTGGCTCGGATCAAAGGCCGACATCACATCCCTCTACTCCGGCTTGACGATCATGTACCGAATCCCGCGTGCTGGCGCGGCAACCGTGACTCTTAACCTCAATGGTCTCGGTGCGAAAATCATCTACAGATTCGGTACATCGAAGTTGACGACACACTTCACGACCAATGGTTTGGTATTCCTTACCTACACCACGATCAATGACGGCGGATGTTGGATGTGCGACTCGGACTACGATTCCACATCCGACTATGAGTTGCGTTGGCAGAACAACGTCACGGCCGGCGCCGCCATCTACGACTACAAGATCATCATGGAAGGCGCTAATGGCAAGTTCTATCCCCTCACCCTTGAGACGGGAACTGGGACGACGAAAACGGTCTCTACAGCCGAATTCAGGATGGGCGGCGTCATTCTGTGGTATGCTTCGACAACCGACATCGCCGCCGATGCCAACTTCGGTGCATACGCTCTATATGAGTCTGTATATATGAGCACGTTGCACTACACGGCAAACGCCGCAAGCGGCTTCACGGCATATCGTCCGATCTATCTCAAAGGAACAATCAATGCAAGTGGCAACTTCATGCTCGACAACACCACGGCCACATCGTGGCTGACTCAGACACTACCGACTTCTGATGACGGATTCGTCTATATCCTGCTTGGTTTGATGAACTCGACGACCGTCGACTTCCGGCTCGTAGTTTCCCATCCGGCGTTCGAATACAAAGACGGCGCAGTCCGGCCGTATACTCCGCCAACGGGTTTGAAACAACTCGCGTCAATCACAACCAATGGTGGCTACATCGCGTCTACAACGCTCACCTCCTCAAAGTTCAAGAAGTTTCGGATCCGTGTCAAAGTCACGTACAACACATCATACTCAGCCTACACATTCTATGACTTCCACCCGGACTACGCTCCATATACGGGCGGGGCCTCGTACGTGATCTACAAAATCATCGTCCCTCTGTATCATAGCAGCCTTGTTTCAAGCACCAACTATGAAAAACCCGTTGTCATTTCGCAGCAGACAGCGGGACAGATCAGAGCTGATTGGAATACCACTACCACCTATGGTGATGTGACAGAAATAGTCTTCTACGGCGAAGAGTGAGGTGACACAATGAAAGTCTACATCAAGCGAATCGACATCAAGCGAATCAATGACGGCAAAGGTGTCATGCTCGTACCCGCGAGCGATAATCACGATCAAGTCTTCGATCTCCTCCCGGACGAGTACGAGAGGCTGCGTCAGAATCCAGAATTCTATCGGCTTGAAGGCGGGGTTCTTGTCTTCGATGAAGCGAGGTATCAGCTGTTCTTCCCGACCAAATCTGCACCCGAGAAAATCGCCTATCTCAAGGATCAGCTCGTCGCTACCGACTACAAGGTAATTAAGTGCATGGAGGCGACGCTTGCCGGCGATCTCTTGCCCTACGACAGCGTCTTGCTTCACAGAGAGCGCGAGAAAATCCGGGAACAGATCCGCTACCTCGAAAGCGGATCCTGGGCGTAATGCCAGAAAGGAGTAGCCGTGGACAAGGAAAAAGAGAAAGAAATCGAAGCGTTGGTCGATCAGAAGTTGAGAGACGGAAAGCCCTCACCGCCCATCGAATCACATGATCACGAGCTCGTCCCGGGAAACCCCTTTGATAAAAGGGTAGCACCCCTCCAGAACGAACCGGCTCCGGTTCATGTCGAACCGCCGAAAGATCTACCCAAAGAGATGGTAGGAGAAGTGCACATCAAGGGTATGGAAGCCATCATCCGCGATGATCAAGGCACTCAGGCAGCCATCCTGAAACAATCGAAAAACAGCATAGAAAACCAAATCGAACAATTGAAACAGAAGTCCGCCAAGCAAACACAAGATGTCGTCTATGACGCGAACCAGGAGGCTTGCCAGAACTTCGGAATCGCCGAGTCGGTTCCCAGGTGGCAGATCTGGCTGATGCGCCGTGGGTCGGATTTCTGGTTCATCATCTACTTCGTCGTCGCCTTCTTCACGATCGCCCCGGTCATGATCTTCTTCCGAGGGATCAAGACCTTCGTGAAGAAACTCTGGCTGGCACTCTTGCTTGCCATCATCGTTTGGGCGATCCTCTACGTCGGCATTCCGCTATTGATTCACTATCTCAACGCCATCCAAGGAGGTATTCTGCCATGGCCGTAAACAAAACTGATCTGCAGGAGTTCCGCGACAAGAAGGTCCAGGAGAGAGAAACCCTGACCGCGGAAAAAGATACCGCAAGACAAGCCGTCGAGCAAAAGGTAACCGAGTTTCGGAAGACTCTCGTGAATGGCCTTGACCTCGAATTCAGGTCCCAAGAGGACCGCCTGGACGGCGCCATCGACGCCATCGACCAACTCATCGGGCAGACGCCCGACGACGTCATCCCCAAGGAGGATCTGTGACATGAAACGTATCATCTCGCTTTTCTGCTTCATCGCCATCATCACCCTGCTGACGATCTTCATCGTGCAATCGGCCCCGCCCGTCTTCGCGCTCGAAGCTCCGGAGACGGCGGCGGTCCTTCAGGATGAACTGAATGATCCGATCACACTCTCGTTCGTCGATATCATTACATCGATCCGCCAGAACTGGGAGTTGATCACCGCAATCGTCGGATTGGCCGCCACTGCGCTTGGCTGGCTCGCCACGAAGCTCAAGGACGGACGACTCAAACGCAGCCTGACCAAGTTGAAGAACGCTGCAGAAGCCGCCCTGAAGGTCGAATCCGAAGTGAAGGAATACGTCGAAGAAGCCGAAACATTCCTCGGTTATTCGGGATCCGAAAAGAAACGGTACGTGAAGACGCGCATCAACCAGTTCTGCATCGACAATAACTATCCGTATGTCGAGGCCGCCGTCGACGCCGCGATCGAAGCCTGTGTACAACTTTCGAAGAAGGTCAACGCCAGGGGGAGCAAATCCAAAACCCCCACGGAGGCCGCCGATGCGCTTCTGTGACAAGACCAACACCACGGTCGAACTCTACGCCCTGAACGCCAAGGCACAGAGCGCCAGCAAGGGCCTTGTCGGCGTGACTAAGCAAGGGGACCTCTTCACAGTCGTCGGCAAGGAACATCACAAGATCAGCGTCGAAGCTGCAGCGGAGATTCTCGAGACGACCGTGGCCGAGGTTCAGAAGTTCCTGGATGCTCGCGGCGACTACCAAATCAAGGATCCGGAGCCCGCTCCGATTCCGAGTCCGGAACCGATTCAGGGAACGACTTCGATTCCTCAACTGAGCACGATGCCGAAGCAACCCATCGTCCCTCCGATGCCAGAAGTCGTTCCCCCGAAGGCTGCGGATCCCGAGATGACGTCCGATCCTAACCCCGCAAGGCATGATCCGGACGACCCCATCAATGCGGCTGCTGCGATCGTCGCTAAAGCGGTAGGAGATGTCCTCGCAGAACACGAGATCCACCGCGAAGAGCAGCTCGAGCGGATCGAAGCGAAGATCGACAAACTAAAGGAAGCCGTCGACAAACTGCAAGAAGTTGTCGAGAATTTCTATCTTTGATTGACCACCTCTGTGATTTACACAGGGGTTTTCTTTTTATCACGACTGAATATACATCGATATCTAGAAAAAAGCCCACATTTGTGTTCCGCACTATCAGTAATGATTGTGTGTAATCAAAATCTGAATCAAATTTGGATACAAGATTGAATTTGATTAATGCATTGTGGTAAAATATTCCGACAGTTGATAGCGGGTGATATGTTGGATGCGATTTTTTTGTCGAAATTACTGATCGATAATCCCCACTTTTTTAAATTTATATCATATGAACACATATCGAGTATTCTAAAAGAAATTATAATTCAAGAACTAATTGCAAATTCAATCAAGGATACGTCATTTTCAACCGAAGAGATACAGACAGTGATTTATAACACGATGGTATCAAATTCATCAAATTTACCCGAAGAATTACTTAAGGCCGAGGTTGCAGACCCTCATAAAAACAAATTGAAATCAATGCTCATAAATTTGACCACATCAAATGCGACAAATAACAATGGTCTTGCGCATCGTAATGAACTTGTATCTGAATTTAACGATGCCGGGAAACGGGTATATCGAGCTTCAGACGCTCTTCTCAATTTCTTTGATGATTCGATGCCGTCAATGTTAAAAACATTATGTTTTTTTTCGAAGTATAAATATGTCACAAATTATCTCAAAATCCTGAAACCGACCGAACCGGTAAGTTATAATACCGCATACTGCTCGCATTGCACCACGCGATCAGCGCGAATGTTCATATTTGAGACTATTCCGACCAGAATTCTGCCAGCTTTATTTCTTGTAACAAATATTAGGTATTTATGCTCGGATTGCATGTACATGACGTTGTATAAAGAGGTTTATTAATGTATTCACTAGATCGCAACAACTACATCCTCAATGAAAAAGATTCGACTGTATATACTCCTTCCGAAGTTTCAGAGTTTATGTTCAATGTACTAAAGGATGATGTTCCTCAAGGAGGGATAGTGTTTGATCCTTGTGTTGGCGCAGGTAGCCTATTGTTGCCTTGGGAGAAACAGTATAA